CCAAAGTCGTATGTCTTGAGATCAGAGCCAGATGGTTCGAAAGCCTCCCTGGTATACAACCAGGGAGATGGTGGAAGATGGAGCTCACACGAGCGGTAAACCGTACAGGAAACTGAACTCCCCTCTCTTGTCATTCTGGCAAAAGAGGAGGGACTCGCATCAAGAGCGTCCCGGTCCCAAGCCAATGCTACACTACCATTAGTGATAGTAGAGGTCTGGGGAATATACCGGAACACGAGCTTCTTGAAGCGGAATTGTTCGTAGGAGTTAGCTGTCGGTCGAGCCTGGGGGAATGGCACAAAAATGTCAGTCCCCGGTTCAGTGGGGTAGATTGCCACACCTGGATTAATCGGTATAGATTTGGCCATGATAAAATCACCGGCCATACCGTCCAGTTGGCAAACCTCACTACCTTCGCGTTGGAACCCTTTCAACTCTCTCGAGTTACGCATCTGGGATCGGCGTGTTATGCGTCTGACAACGGGGGCATCCTCTATGGATCCGTACGTGTCAATACACTGTTTCATTTGTTTCTTACTTGTCATCTTTCGGTATTCGTGGACCCACCACCGTGGTGGACTATTCATGTCTAGGGATCCGATAGACCCGAGGCTCGGCTTCTTGAGTTATCAGGAAACTTCCTCGGCTTTATTTTAACTGCGCCCTGGTGCAGTTTGTCTTTCGGTGACTCCGTGTAGTCTCTCGGCATTTTGTTTAGCACGTAAGTCTTTACAGAAACCTGGATACTCGCAATGATGAGTCGCAAGCTCAATGATTGACTAAATCAACCAGGAATCAAACGTTTTGGGTCGAGTCTCGTACGTTGTTGAGACTCCCCTAGACACCCACTCTTAGTCGGAACGTCGGCTAGCCGACCTAGATCCTCCTATAAAGTCCCCATTCGACCTGCCATAATTCCGGCGGGAAGGGGACCTCATTGCTGACCTTCTTGGGAAGCATCAGAGAGGAGGAACAAGGTTCAGGCATAACCTGGATAGGGTCATGGAGGCGGTCTTCTACAGATCGTATCTCTCTACCAGGGACAAGAGGTCGAGTCAGTGGGACTAAGTACCTACTACTCATTACCTTACGGGTCAAAAGGCTGAGTTGAGAGGGGGTTAGTTTCACACTGATCCCGGGAATTGGCTTAACACCAAAACCTCCAAGAGATATCGGAAGGAATAGATTCCGACCGGCCGCCTCGCGCTTTATATCTTCGCGATGTCTTGCTACATAGAGCTTGAAGACATCGGCTCGTTTCTCAGGTAAGGAACCTTCGATGACGTCATTCATGACTGTTATCATGGGTTCTCTAACAACCTTTGAAACTGGGCTACTTCCTCCCACGCGATCGAGAACTTTGTGGTTACCCACAAACAAACCGACATTGAAGTAGGGAATAAGAAGAGGATGAGTTTTCGGTTCACCGAATTTCTCATACTGCGAAAGAGTATATAATAGCTCTTCTGCCCTCTTCTCTCGTTCTTCAATTTGCTTAAGGAAGAAATCTTCTTCCCAGTCAAACTCACTTGCTTCTTCAAGCCAATTGAGTGTCAGGTATGTACAAGTACTGAATAGAGCAGATCGATAAAATTCGATCTCGTTCTCAAGCACTTGTAGTTCAAGTTCAATATCGCGCGAGTTCCGACGTGGAACTAGAGGAAAGTCAACACATTGGGAGTTTATGTTAGCATAACTCCGATGTATATAGGCTTTTCCTGGGGACATCGCAAGACCTATTAAGGCCCCATAGAGATGGTGGATCTCCCATTCCGTTCTGTCTCCTATGTAAATGCAATCATCACCATTGATGAGAACTGTTCTGAGAAGAGCATTAAGAGATAATCTCTTCTTCGAGGAACAGTGACTTCGTACTGCACAATACAGTCCGAAGTTTGCT